GCCTGCTCGGCTGCCTGCTGCTCGAGTTCTAACTTTTCGCGGGTCTGCTCTATCTGCTTATTGAGTAATTCCTGCTGTTGCTCGATCAGTTCGATATTGCCGGGATCTAATTGGAGGGCTTTTTCAACGTCTCGCAAAGCGCGCGATGTGTTCTTTATGTCGCCCGAAAGCTCGCCGAGGCTCTTGCTAATAGGCCCGGTATCGCCTTCGATTTTTACGGTGATCCCCTTGATATACGACGAACTCGCCATAATTTAATACCTCACAATTTACGGAAATCGTCATCAGTACCGATGATCGGATACTCATATGAGTCGTTTCCTTTTTCTGTCATAAGATCATGAACAAAGCCGACATCCGCACGGAATGCCTCCTCATATGACAAACCTAACGCCAGCGCCCTCAAAAACATGAGCGCAGGCGTAAGGGGTCGCGTTGTCGGCTTTACGGGTTTTTTGATGTTGAATTTGTTCTGTTGCTCGATCGCCATATCGCGGCGATCTCTTTTGTAAACGCAGGCGTGAAGTCATCAGCCTCAAACTGAAAAGTCCACGCGAGATAATTATCTAAGTCCATTTTGCCGCGCAATGTCGGGATATCTGACGTCTCGGCCTGTGTGTACATTACATAAGCAAGCCTTTTATATACGTCTATGACTCGCGTAGCGGTTGGATCGTTTGCTTTTGCATTCTGATATTTTGATAATTGTTCAAACAGGTTATCCCCTGTCAGCATCTGATAAAGGTCTGCCGTGCCGAGGTTAGCCTCAAACACACGATCCTCTCCTCCGAATTTAACTGTCTTTTTCATGTTATCCGCCTTTCTTTAATAAAAAGGGACGGAGCACGCGCCCCGTCCCTAATCTCCCCGTTTTTGTATAATGTTTACGACTCGACGTCGAAGTTAGGCATATGCGGAGCATTGTGCCAATTTGCATAAACTGTCGCATCGCTCGAGCTGTCTGCCATACCGCTAACTACCGGAGTAGTTACTTCGTTACCTGCGCCGTCTGTATATGTGAACTTCTCGGCAGTAGGCACTACTGTGATCGGGATTGCCTCCGTTGCCGGAGTCTTCTGATCTTCGAGGGTTGCCGCGCTGACTTCGGGCAGTCCAAAAGAGCACTTGTAAAATACCTTCTTGATAGGCTGCTCATCTGACTGATTTTCGAAAGTCATAGCGAAATACTTGCGCTCGGTCGCGTTTACTTCGATGATTGCATCGTCCTGATCCTTAACAAAGTTAAGGAATGCCGTGCGGATGTTCTCGGGCAGTCTTGCAACGGTCAAAGTACCGCTATAACCCTTTGACATTGCCGCAGGCTGATAATAAACGGAGTCATCAGCATAAAACGGATCGGGTTCATCGCTCTCGACTGACAGTGTAAGCTCTACGGCTCCGGGAAAGTTAAAAGCCGAGCCATAAGAGCTCGTAACTTCACCCGTCTGACTGTCTGTCGTTTCTGTGAGTTTGAACAGGTGCAAATTGCTCAAACCAAACTGAACTTTTGCCATGGTAAAAATCTCCTTTTGTTAGAATTTCAGATATTTGTTTATGCGGTCGGGGAATTCCTCCTCGACCATGTCGGCAACGTCGGCGATATGTGACTGTGCTTTTGTCATCGTCTTCTTACCGTATTGCCCGGTCTTATATGCCGTCTTATGGCCGTGCTCTAAGAGGTGCGTCAGCTGATATTCTTTGTTGTAAACAACCACGGCGCCCTTCTTTTGGACCTTGACAGCCCAGCCTTTGGCATATCTGCCCCGGTATCCCTTCGGGCTTGTCTGACGTAACTGACGGCAAGCCTCTTTACCGAGATCCTTTGCCGCGTCATCAACTGCCAGATTTAAGGCCGTGCCATATCCTCGCAGGATCTGCTGTATCTCGGCAGCCATGCCGTCCGCGTCTGTTGTCATGACTCATCTACCTCCGAAGGATCGAGTTCGACGTTAAAAGTAACGTCGTACATCTCGAGATCGTCCTGCCACTCGACCGAAGTCGAAAAAGGGACGTTGTTACGATTAAAGAACCGCTCGAACTTGTCGATCAGTACCGCGTCATATGTCGCGGTATAAAGTTCGACAGTGTGCTGAATAGTCAGGTAGTAAACGGTATCATCCGCAAAAAAAGGATCTTTTTGTATCTCAGTGAGTACGGTGTAAGGCGGTGTTATCTCATGGCCCTCTTCGACCTCTATATGATCAAAGAAGATCTTGCCATCGTCCGCCATGCCAGGGAATGCCGTGAGCATCTTGGCAAATAAGATCTCAACTGTCATCGTTTGCCCCTCCGTTTAACCCTGTGACATATTCGGTATAAAGTTCGAGTTCGTCCGGGCTTGCCTCATATGAGCGATAGACGGAATAACGGCGGCCCTGATACTCAACTACCTTTTGCCCGCCATACTCGGCGGGGTTGATCTTAAACTCGATCTCGGCGTTAATGCCGACCTGGGCACCGTTAAAGAACTCATCACGGGAAAGCGGCACCACCTCGCACAAGGTAGTGGCCGCCGTCTCCGTGTAAATGATCTGTCCGCGCCTGTCGCGCCCTGAGGGCGATCGTGATATTAACTTAATAACGTTGTCGCTCATGTCTCGCCCCTTGCCTTTTCTGCAAATATCCGATTGTTAAGACGATATCGAAGGTCCCGAGGCATCTGCGTAGGCTCGCGGCGGCCTAACCACTGCCAGCGGGCATAATCGATTATCAACTCCGCATCGTCGATGTTCGTCTTATCGAGGGACGCCGCGCCCTCCCTGATGATCTCTTTCTCCGAGACTTCGAGCAGGCTCTCGAGCCTGCTGTCGTAAGCCGTGGAGTTTATGATCCCGAGATCGATTTTTAAACGGGCTAATAATTCGGCCATGTTGTTAACCTCCGATTGATATCAATCAAGACTCGCCTGCGAAATCTACGGTTGTAGAGGGATCTACGCCGAGACCGATGCCAGCGAATGCCTTAACGACTGCGGGCTTGCCGTCCATTCTTGCCTTTGCTCTCATGATGAGCTGATCCTCGATGAACTTTGCATGCTCAGAAGTCTCGACAGTCATGCCAGCCCTCTCGAGCAGTGTGTAAAGATCGAAATATCCGACGATGATGTTGTTATCAGGGATAAAGTTAAGAACGATGATGTCACCGCCAACAACGGGCATCTTACCGTTAACGCCTGCGACGATAGCGCCGGCACCGTCAACTGTTACGGCATTAGAGAGAAGTGTTGTATATGTCTTCTCGTTCATTGCCCAAACCTTCTCGCCACGGCTGTAATCGCTGTTCGCATTGCCGGAGGCCTCGATGATCTTGGAGATCAGCGCGGTGCCCGTAGGTGAGCCTGTGATCTTGATGAGGTTTGTACCTGCGAGGGTAGCATCGTCAGCGATGGCTGTGATAACGCCGGTAGGCATCTTTGTGCCGGTACCGTAAAGGATAGCCTTATCGATAGCGAGGCCCAAGCCCTGCATGATGGCAACCATCAAAGCATCGAGCAGGTCGATGTCGCTGTCCTCGATCGTTGCGTTGCAAATACCGAAGTAAGCGCCAACCTTATAGCAGTCGAGCTCGATCTGTCCGAAGGTGATAGATACTTCCTGCAATGCATCGCAGCACTCCATCCAAATAGCCTCAGGCGCTACGCCCTGAACGATAACGCGGCCGTTGCCCTTAGCTGTAAATACGTTTACACGGCTGTAAAGTTTGGAGTATTCCATAACGTTCTCGCGGATAAGGCCGAGCACGGATGTGCCGATCGTGTAATCTGCGCCGCTGATGGATCTCTTGTTTGCCATAAGCTCACGAACCTGTGCCAGGGTAGCCTGTACATCTTCGCGCTGAACGAATGCCTCGCGATCTGCGAGTGTCATGTTTCTGAATGTTCTTGTCTTAATCATGCCAATGTTCTCCTTTGCAATTGATCTTTTAATAACGGGAGTCTCTTCTTTTTCGGCGGGTAACTCCGCAACCTCCGCCATCCTGCTCTCGCTTTCGGCAAGGTCTGCCTCGAGTTCTTTTACTTCGTTCTCGAGGTTCTCGATTGCCTCAGCATTCTCGGCCTGATCAGTCTCGAGGGCTGCCTTGTCGTTCTCGTAAGCCTCAACGGCCTCCTCGACTGCTGCCTTCTCCTCATCGGTCTCGGCCTCATTGATGGACTCTTCAAGCTCAGCCTCGCGGGTCTTAAGCTCCTCGCCCCTTGTCTCGATCTCAGATCTCGCAGCCGTCAACTTTTCAAGTGCGCGGCGCTTGTCATCAATCTTCTTTCGGAGCATCAGTGTCTTTATCGCCATCTTCCTGTTCCTCCTCATGTGATAATCTTTTTCGCATCTCTTCACGCCAGGCATCCGTCGAGCGCTTTTTGATAACTTCGTACTCGTTGGCCCTTGCGCTTATCGATGTCTCTTCATAAGCCGGGAAAGTGCAACATGATACCTCAAACAGATCGACCTCGGTTATAGTCCAATGGATCGAACCATCAGCGCGGTAATCGGTTTCCTCGCTGACGATAAAGAACCCGAACGAACACCCGCTCACGTCTCCCCTCTCAACTCTCGCGTGAATGTTAAGCGCATCCTGATCGTTCGGATTGATCTTGATGCGGCCCCACAAACCTCGAGAGTCAACCTTTAACTCGAGGGTCCCGGCGGTAGTTCTGCCGATGACGAGGGTAGTATCGTGATTTATTAGTGCTCTTATGTCTCCCGAGATCGTATTGTCGAAGGCACCGGGCGCGATGCTCTCCGTCGCTCCATCCCAAAGCTCATAAACTGAATTAAAGACGGCAAAATAGCCCTCGATAATAGGCTCGTTATTGTCGTCGCGCGTCTTACATACATCGATCGGCGCCATCCTTGTAAAATGCTTATCTTCGCGCCTCTCGATCTTGTCGATCGTAGCTGTTGCCATGTTCTTAATCCTCCTGGATAAGTTTCTTTTGATTGCCTGTCATGTCTGCCGGTATATAGTTCTCGAGCACACGCAACTCATCGAGGCCGTCCTTGGGCGGCATGTTCAACTTGTCGCGTACTTCGTTGCCCGTGACATCGCCACGGTCTTGCATTGCCAGGAATACATTCGCGATCGTGGAAATATCCCAATCCAACAAACTCCAAAGATTGCCACGGATATACCACTTCTCGGAGATGATCAACTTCTTAGTCATCTCCTGCGCCATGCCCATAACGATGTCGCGCACGGTGCTGTTGATAAAATTGTTATATTCTGCCTGATTGAAGTTACCGACTCCAACCATAAACGGCGGCACGCCCACGATGGCAGCCGCCGCTTGTTTATTAAGTTTTACCGTGTCAGATATTGCCAGGTCTTGCAAAGTTAACGGTTTGAATGATTGAACATCGAACTGCTCCGCGGGGATTATCCACGGCTCGCCGCTCTCGGCCTGCCCCATGTACTCATCTATTAACTTGCGCCTGCCGTCGGCATTTGAGAACTCATCGATAAGAGCATCGACCTTTACGATGAGCGGAGGTTTCCATTTTGATTTCATGAAAGCCTTCTCGGTGGCCGCCGCTTGTAAGAGGTTCTCGGAGACATTCTTTGCATCTACCTTTATGCCTCGCCCCTTCCATGGCTTATGCGTATCGGCGTGTAAGGTAAAATGCAAAAGGTTCTCGGGGTCCTGAGGCTTGCCGTCGATGGTAATCCAATAGCCTGCGCCGTTCTCGATGTACCCGACACGGCTGGCGGCGATCGGTATAAGGTCTCGAAGATATCCGTCCTCAGTCACTACCTGAACGACTGCGTTACCGTCTCCGTATAAGAGCATCGTCATAACTACGAACTTGATAAACTTCTGCCTTGTCAGGTATCTGTTCGGGTTGATGTCAATCTTACGTGATAGCTCATTCTCGATACGGATATCGCCCGACTCTTTGTTTTGCATGATGTGCCATGTTACAAGGCCCACCATGTCGGCGATCTTCTCGCAGGCCGTCACGATAGTCGGCTCTTCTGTCAGCGGCGTATATCCGCATTCGATCGCCTCGTTAAGGTTTGCCATCAGGATGCCGGTGCCCGATCTCTTCTGAGGTTTCTTTTTGAACAATGCCATTTTTTACTTCTTCTCCTCCGTGCTCCACCAATTCGAGGCTTTTTGGCTGCGCTCGGTATCGTTTAGATATCTCACGCATGCAAACACTGACGCGTCGAACAGGTCGATGCGCATGTTACGCCCTACTTTCTCGAATTGGATCATATCGTCCGACTTCTCTATCGCTCGAACATTCTGAACACAATACTCATATGCCTCGGAGTGCATATAATAAAGTTTGCGATCCTTGGCAGCCTTCTCGATAAATCGAAAGCCTTCCGATTTAACGTAGTAATATTGAGGCTGATCTACCACGTTAAAACCTGCCGCCTTCATCTTCATGATGTACTCGCGGGCAAATTTCCGATCGTGGCCGACCTGGGCAATCTTAAAGCCCCTTAGCCTCATCTCTTTAAACCACAAAACAACATCGTCAACGTTTACCGTCGGCGTGTTGCATAATGTCAGCAGTCCGTCATCAGCCCAGCCGAATAGCGGGATCTGATCCTCTTCTGCCTTAGCCTGTGCGGCTACTACGGGAAAGAATGCATGTGTTATACATATGTGCACATCTTTCTCTTTCCAATATCCCCACAATGCCGCGGCGGTCAGGTCATGCAATTTTGACAGATCTGCGCCGCCGTACCACTTGATCGGCAACTTTGCCAGCTCTTCGAGAGACATGTCAAACTGATTATCTGACCGTCTGAACTCGTCGATGTTAAAATATGCCTTCATCGCGGTTGTATATATATTGAGCGATCGACTTAAAAAGTCTTTGCGCTGTTGCGGGTCGTTTTGGGCCTGCCTTGCCTCGTTCATGATGTCATCCGGGCGGATAGTCACGCCATAAGACGGATTAGCAAGTTCATGCTGTCGAGGATCAAGGTAATCGACGTCGCCGTTCTCATCCTGCTCAGCCTTGGAGACAAAGCAAAAGAGCGAGTCATCTCGAACGACGCCATCGAGAACCTTCTCGGCATACTGTAAACGGCCATAACAAAACGAGTTCATGTTATCGCCGGCTGTCGTTATGCCGATCATGAGCTTATTAGTGTATGCCTTCATGGCCTCTTTAAATCGGTTATACTGAGCCGCTGACTTGTATGCATGGATCTCGTCAGCGATGCAAATGTTACAACCGAATGAGTCCTGCCGCTCAGGATTGGCAGCCATCGCCTCGATATGTAACGAGCCTACGGGCGTGCCGTCAGGCGAGTAAAAGAACTTGTCGATGCTGTGCTCTTGATTGTTATCTCGAACACGGAACTCATCGATGACTTTGCGCGCCTTTAACGAGTAGATGATCTTTTCGAAGGTCTCCGATGACTGTTTGAGGCTCGCCGCCGTTATATAGATCGTCGAGCCGGACCGCCGCCTTAAGAACGATAACGCCAGGCTGAAGCATGCGATAAACAAACTCTTGCCTGACTTTCTCGGGATAAAGATAAAGCCTTCTGTAACCATAGGGCGATCGGTGCCTTTGTAATAAAACCCTAAAAGGTTATAAACAACGAACACCTGCCACGGTTGCAGGATCAGCGGCTTATTCTTTAGAGGCCTGCCGTCGAAGTCCTCGCCCTTCTCATGTACACAAAACCCCTCAATAAAGCCGCATACAAAATCGGCATCTTTATTTCTGAGTTCTATGTCTTTGCGTTTGAGGTTTGCCAAAAACCTCTTACACTCTCTTACGTTATTGCCGGCGATATGTTTACCGCTGACTACGTCCTTGGCATATTTGAGCGCGATCTCATAGTAGCTTTTGCCCTTCACGTCTCGAGGTCGAAGAGCATCCTATCCAACGCAGACAAGCCGCCGCCGGAGTCGAGTGCATCCTTCTGTATTTTCTTTAAGCCTGCCGCCGTTAATCCGACGGCCGTCATGTATTGCAATGCGCTCGCGTTGAGTTCATTCCACTGCCTGAGTAAAGGATTAGGCTTAGGGTTCTCTGATCCTCGATCAGATACAAATGTTATTATCGGCTGGCTCCCTTCCTTGCGATATTGTTTATAAACCGCCTCGCGCTCTGTCAGGATCTCCGCCAATATATCGAGCGATTGATCT